CAAAAGCGGATCGGGACGCCTTCTCTGCCGGAAAAACTGGCCCCTTTAGGCGGAGACTGTCGCCTGACGGGCGATCCATTCCTCAGATGAACGACATGTGGGCTGCTACGGTCGCAGAGGCCCGAGAGGTGCTTAAACAAGCCAACAAAGAAAAAGGCCCCGGCGTGTGGGCGCCAAGGGCCTCTAAGTTGTGACAGAAAGGAAGCGTCGTCGATGTCAGAAGTACACGAAAATGACGCCCAAGTCAAGTTTCGGCAATCCGCCGTACGCGCCGCTGAGCGGCTGCTGGATCTGGGCTACCACGTCATCCCGCTCAAGGATAAAGACCCCTACGAGCAGGGGTGGCAGACAAAGTTCTACCCGATGTTCGATCTCAAACCCCGGATCCTGAACGGCGACAACATCGGGATTGTTTCCGGGCAGTACCTCGGCGACGGCGCCCGGCTCATTTTTCTGGATATTGATCTGGATCAAGAGCACCTCGTCGCCGCCGTCCGATCGCTGCTGCCGGACACCTCCTTCCGCATCGGCAACCCGCCAAAATGCCTTACGATCTTGCGCGTGCGCGACGAGGAGGCGGGCTCGCGCGATCTGACGTTCTACGATGGGCCTAGCCTCGGCGCCAACCACCTGACCATCCAGATCCTCGGCCGGGGGCAAAAAGCGCCAGCCGGCCCCAAGCAGGCGGCGGCCTACGGCATCCACCCGAAGACGGGCAAGCCCTACGTATGGGAGCGTGACGCGCGCCGGCGGACGATCTTCGACATGCGGCCGCAGGACTGGCCCCTGATCAACGATCTTGAGAGCCTGCTGCGCACGATCACCACAGCCATGGAGGTGCATGGCTGGACGATGAAGACGCCCCGGGCGCCGGCGGAGCCCGGCGCAACGTTTGATGGTGAGATGTCGGAGCGCATGGTCGAGCGCGATCGGCAGCTGCTCGAGGACGAGCTGAAGGCCATGTCGGAGATGGGCCCGGGCACGCTGCGGGGCACGCGGGCGCACCTCCTCGGCCTGAAGATTGGCGCGACGATCAAAGCCGGCCATATTGACATCGACGACGTCCTGACGCGCCTGTTCGCCGCCATGCCGGATAACCCCAACGCCATCCGTGAGTTTGAGCGCGGCGTGGAGGCAGCCGAGGGCTACCGGCAGGCAAAAATGGCGGAGATGGAGAACACCGACTGGGAGGCCGAAGCGGCCAAGCAGGGCGTTTCCTTCGAGGACATCATGAGCGGCGCGCCGGACGCCGAGGAGTTCAAGGCGGAGGAAAAGGAGGGCGCGCGGTCGTTGTACCGGCGCCCTTTAATCGTGGCGGTATGTGATATCATGTACGACGCGATCCGGGAGCGCGGCGCCGAGGATCGCAGCAAGCTGGAGGGCGTCGTCTGGGGCTTCATGGCGTCCCAGCTCGCCGCCGGCATGGCCACGATCGCCGAGCTGGACGCCGAGTGGATCCTGCGCGCGCAGCGGCTAAACTCCGTGGCCAAGGATCGGTACACCGTCGACGCACAGCAGATCATCGACGGCATCCGGGCGCTGCAGCCCACGCAAGAGGCATGGGCGGTCTGTGCCGCCGACCTGCTGTCCGAAAACCGAGCCAAAACGCCGCATGAGGCGATCAGGATTGCACAGTTTGCCCACAAGATGGGCCCCACGCCAAAAACCGAGGCGGGGTGGGCAAAGCGGATCATGCTGGCGGCGCCGATGGACTGGGACCGCGACGGCGTCGACATCCGCAACGAACGATCATCCAATCTCGACCACTTCCTCGCGTACAAGCTGGGCGTCTGGCCCTTCCTCGACACTTTCACCCGGCGCGTGACGTTTCGCCGGCTGCGGCCCTTCGGCTCGATGAACTGCGAGCCGACCGATCAGGAGCTGGCGCAGTGGGGCGCCCGAATCAGTGACGCCATCGCCGGGATCTACAGCAAGGCCACGGACGCCCGGGCGCTCTGGGGCGCGGACAACTGGTCGCCCCGCAAGCAGGATGTCGAGATCTGGCTGATGACGATCTCCAAGCTGCACTCGTTCAACAGCGTGGTCGATCGGCTGGCCGCATGGGAGCCTTGGGACGGGGCCGACAGGGTTGGCAGCTGGTTCGGGCGCTACATGGGCTACCGGCCTGAGGATCCCGACTACAGATACGTCTGCAAGGCCGGGGCGCACTGGCTCTTGAACTGGGTGGCGCGCATGATGAGGCCCGGGCACAAGTTTGATGAGATCCTCGCCGCGATCGGCCTCGAGGGCGAGCGCAAGACGACGCTGTTCGAAACTTTGGCGGACGCCGTCGTGCCCGGGGCGTATTTGGGTGGGCAGAAATTTCAGTTCGACGGCTCAAGCGGCATCAATCGCGTCGCCGAAATGACGGCCGGTAAGGTGCTGGTCGAGCTGGCGGAGCTGAAGCGGCTGATCCGGCTTGACCCGGAGGCCTTCAAGGCGCTGATCAGCGGCACCGCTGATTCGGGGCGCTCGACCTATGGCACGGACAGCTTCGATCAGCTGCGCCAGTTTGGCTTCGTGGGCACGGCCAATGTCACGCCCCGGGGCTGCACACCCAATGACATCACCCGGGAGCTGCTGGCGCTGCCGGCGTGGCTACGTGACGATCGCAAGCGCGCCATCATGCGGACGGTCGACGCGGGCTTTCTCGTCGACCCCACGGGCAGCCGGCGCTTCCTGCCGGCCCTCGTCCTAAAGTACAAGATGGATCTGGACGGGTTGAAGGGCGAGGCCGTGCAGCTGATCGCCGAGGCCAAGGCCCGGGCAGAGGCTGCGGATTTCAGGCTTTACATGGACGACGAGCTGGAGGGCTCGCGGGCGGCGTCAGCGGGCATCTTTGCGGAGACGGATGGCCTCGAGGATGAGCTGCGGGCGGTGCTGGAGCCCGTCGAGGGTGTGGAGCACTTCCGCATCGCCGCCGCCGATCTCAAGCGCCTGCTGGGGCTGCAGCCACTGGCCAAGCGCAGTGCATTCAAGAGCGCGGCCGAGAAGGTGGGGCTGCTGGCCCGGCACACACGCAACGGCGATTTTTATTTCCGGGGCGACTGGGAACTGGGCGAGCGCCTGCGGTTGATGGGAGGCCCCACCAGTCCGGTAATTGTGCCGCCGAGCGGGAGCGGCGACGCAGGCAGGGGCTTTGCGCCCGGATAAGAGAAAGGGCCCCGAGGGGCCCTTTTTATTTGCAGCCGGTAAAACTGACTGGTTTTCTGGCGCGCACGACGAAAGTGGTGGGGGGCTCGTCCTTGCGGTAAACTTCTAGCCACGCCTGCGCCTCGTGCACGGCGCAGTCCCGTTCGTGTTGCCAGTGCCAGCCCTTTGCGGGCGTGAACCGCAGGGAGAATAATTTCATGACTGCGACCCTCCTTCCCGCGCGATCCGTAGTTTTAGGGCCTCTGTAACTTCCTTGAGGTCCTCGAGGTACGCCACGCAGCCATGCTTGGCCCACTTCGCTTGGCGATGGCTCTCCAGAGCGCCCAATCCCTTGATGGTAATCCGCAAGCGCCCCCGTGCATTGGTGACCAGATCCCGCACAGCGAGGGCGCGGGCGGTGCTGTGCTCTGCTCCGTAGGGGGAGCGGGCCCCGTTGCGCATGAGTGCGACGAGGAGCTTCTCTTGGGCCTTGGTGATCATGACCTGTAATCCTTTCCGATCCAGTTGGCGACGGCGGCCTTCATGGCCTCGTGGTCGTCGCTGTTGAGTTTGAGGAACGCCGCAAGGCTACCGATGTTGGCCGTGAGATCGCTGGCTGCGCCAACGAAAGCGCCCCGGTGAAGTTGGCCGCTGGATCCGATGAAGTCGCACATGAGCCAGCCATCGCTCGTGACGGAGGCCTTGCCCATGAACCGGGGGAAGTCGTTCTTATTATTGAGACCGAGGGCGCAGCGCAAGATCGCGCCGGTGCGGGTGTGCGCGCTTTCGGCGAGGGCTTTCTCAACCCATGGGGCGCGTACGGGGGTGTCGACGGGTTGGCGGGGCATGACTGGGCTCCTCGAGGCTCGTGTTTGAACTGTCCTTAAACTAGGACACCCGTATGCGCTTGTCAAGCCATTGAGCTAATTTTTGTGCGGGATCGTGAAGGTGTGAAGACAGGTGTGAAGACGGAAAAAACGCTGTCTTCACCCATAAGTGCATGTATCTACTACATTTTCTCTCTTTGTGAAGATGGGAAGATAGAAAATGGGAAAAGTCAGACGCCTGCGGCTCTTGGGCTTATGCAAACATAACGTGAACAGTGTCAAAAATAAGGCAGTGCGTTTCTACAGTATGGGGGAGTTTTCCCATTTGCTGACTTCACACCTTCACACGTCGTCAAACCCCATATTCTTCTAAGGCGGGAGCCCGTGAAGACCATTCAGGACCCAACTTCACGGCATCCGCACGACTTCACATACTGGTCCACACAGGAGTGGGCTACCCGGTGTTGGAGTAGAACCGTCGTGACGCTAGCTACCAGCACCGAAGTGTGATAGTGTGCTGTTGTCACAACGGAGACCCGATATGGACACACAGCATGGGAACCCCACGCAGCGGTGGATAGAAGAGAACACTGACAGGCTGCCCACTTGGGTGTGCTGGCCTTGGAAGGGCGATAAGCGGGACGCCGGCGTCGCACGTCGCGCGGCGTATGAGGCGCACACCGGCCCAGTGATGAGTGGCGTGCGCCTTCAGGTGCGCTGTAAGGGGGCCTATTGTATCAACCCGGCTCATGCAGTGCCCGTGCCCTTTCCGGGGTCCGGCGACATTGGCAGGTTGCAAGAAGTGTTGCAGAGAGCGCTGGAGCCTTTTGCTCACTTGCCGCACCTTCGCATGACGGCCACGGCGCTGAAGGCGCTAGCAGGCCTATCGCCCCTCGAGAAGCGCACTGCCTTTAGGCAGGCGGCAAAGTGGCTGGGGTTCACGAGCAAGCACATGCGATATGGTGAGGTGTACTACAGAGGCGACTGGGAAAAGGCAAAGTGCCGCTAACGCAAAAGGCCCCCAGATTGCTCTGGGGGCCTTTGGGCTGGTGGGTGGTGGGGTCAGGCGGCGACGAGGTCCAGCAGCTTGCCAGCGGCTCGCTCGACGCCCACGCGGGTGTCTTGGTGCTGGATGGACTTGGCGTAGGCGGTGGCGCCGACGGTGACGTCCCACAGCGTCTCCATGGGGCGGCCTTCCTCGTCCTCGTGAGCAGCCTGCGAGCGGCTGATCATGGTCGAGGTCCACTTGCGGGCCTTCAGGAACTCTTCCACGTTGTCGACCTTTTTCTGCTGCGCGGCCTGCAGCTGGGCCTCGATCGGGCTGGCGGCGGTGTGCGAGTAGGTTTCGATCACCGGCAGCACTTCCTCAAGCCACCGGTCAGGCGCCGCCGAGGTGTGGCGCAGGCGGATTTCCTTATAGCCCTGCGCGCCCCAGACAATGCGGTTGGAGCAGGCGTAGTCGAACAGGAACATCGCGAAGCCCAGCGTGCTGTTGCCCACTTCGCTGTTCCAGAGGAAGAAGCCCCGGGCCAGCGAGCCCGATTCGCCGTTGCGGCGGTTCGGCAGGGTGATGCGGTTCTGCTCGTCGGCAAGGAACACGAACATATCGCGGTCGCCGGCGTACAGGGTGGTGTTGGCCTTGGTGATCTCGACCTTTTTGCTGAACTCGCCCGGGATGGTGAAGTCGCCGTCGAGGCCGTTGCCGAAGCGATTGACGAGCGCCTCGGTCAGGTCGCTGTTCCAGATGCGGCCGTAGTTCGGGCCGGTGGCGGCGGCAAGGCTGATGCATTCGTCTTCGCGGCGAACGAGCAAGCCCACGTCGGTGACGTCGCGCTCGACCTTCAGGCCGTAGTTGAGGCAGTCGGCCGCCAGCTCGGACGGCAGGCCGCGCAGGTAGCCAGCAGGAGCGCCGGCGAGCTGGGCCAGCTGGCCGAAGGCGAAGTGCGAGGGGGTGACGACGCCGCCCTCGGGACCGCGCAGCACGAGGCCCTTGTGGTCGGAGCCAGCGGGCTCGGCGGTGACGCCGCGCGAGGAGACGACCTTGCCCCGGCTGCGGCGGCGCTGGCCAGTGGTGTGGTCGTGCAGGTCGTACAGGTTGACGAAGCGCTCGTCGTCCGGGCGCGAGGCCCACTGGCGGGAGGCGGCGGTGAGGGTGGAGGCGTTGGCGAGGGACATGCTGGTGATCCTTGTGACTGGGTTTGGCGCCGGGCTGTTCCGAAGCCGTGATTTGTTTATGGCATGGGCGTACGCGGCTGTCAACATAAGCTGGGGGAAAATAACTCGACGCCGATCAATGATTGACAACCGCATACGCATGGCGCAGGATGCAGGCGTCAAACAGGAGGCAGACATGAACATTCCAAAGACCAACGAGCGCACCATTCAGTGGCTGCTCGATCAGGCGTCCGGGCGCCAGTGCACGGCTGCGGTGGTGCATGCCCGCTGGGTGGATGCGCTCGGCTACGTGCGCCGCTCCGGCGACAAGATGTACGGGTGCGGTATCTGGCTGGAGGGTATCGCAGCGGAGCAGCACTCCGCCGCCTACCATGCGGCAGTGGCTCGGGAGTGCCTGCTGGCGGCGCTGCAGCTGCAAGAGAGGGGCGCGTGATGGACGAGGAACCTGATTTCAAGTGGCAGACTCGCGAAACCGCGCCGAAGGATGGGACTTATTTTCTCGCATGGGTCCCGCTCACGCAAATGGACAAAGATCAAGGCTGTCTCGATGACGGAGACATGCGGGTTGTTTGGTTTGAAGGCCGTGGGCAGTTCACCAGTGACCGCGATTTAGGGGACGAGCCATTTACTCATTGGCAGCCGCTGCCCGCGCCACCTAAAGCGTAATCGCTTGTCAGCGGCCCCCTGATCGGGGATAATCCCAGCCATGGAGGTCGGCATGAAAACGATTATTGCGTTCCGGGTGCTAGTGGCGGTGGCTCTGATGGCTGCTGGCATGGCGTTCGCCGACGAGCCGCTATTCGACGTCAACGCCTACCAGATCGGCACCGATCGCATCGTCGGGCAGGTGCGGCATCTTGTCACAGAGGAGCAGGCGAACCAGTTCCTCGAGGGGCTGCACCCGGCCGATCGATCGAACGGGCTCTACTACCTCAAGGCCGTGCCAGCCAAGGAGGTGGAGTGATCCATGGCTGACGACGTCGTCCCCACCGGCCGCAGCACTGCGCTGACGCTGCCCCGCAAGGAGGTAGCGCGCTACAAGCTGCCGTGGGCCAGCAAGTACACCGAAGACGCCGCGAACAAGATTTGCGACGAGGTCGCTGGAGGCCGGACGCTCGACCGCGTGTGCCTCGAGGAGGTATGGGCGCCCAGCCCCCGGCAGGCGCGCTACTGGATGCAGGAGCATGCCGACTTCGAGCGCGCCTACGAGATTGCGGTGCAGATTCGCGCCGACACGTTTGCTTTCGAGACGGTGGAGCTGGCCGACACCGCAATAGATGGGGTGAACACGGATAGCATTCGGATCCAGATCGGGGCCCGGCAGTGGCTGGCGGGCAAGATCATGCCCAAGTACGGGGACAAGAAAGTAGTTGAGACGACGGTGAACGCCAACGTGCATACGCTGGCGCAGATTGACGTCTCGCACATGAGCATGGAGCAAATCCACGCGGTGGAGCTGGCCTTGCGCAAGACGCTCGGCGGCGCGGCCGTCGAGGAGGACGAAGGCGAAGAGGAGGACTGAGACGTGGCGGAAGAATCTCTGCTGACTGCCGCGCGCCGCGTGGTGCAGTATTTCAACATCGACATGAACAAGGGCGGCCTGATCACCGAGAAGACGCAGCTGGCTGTCGAGACACTGGACATTCAGGTCGGAAAGGCGCTGGCGCACGCCAAGGCGACCAAGACCGACATCTACGCCGAGGAGGGACGGACGTGACGCAAGAATCAGTTAGCTTATCTTTTAGTATTAAGACTATTGGTTACCTGCAGCAACTTGCCGCAGCTGTGGCGAGCGCGGCGACCCGTGGCGCCGACGAGCCGCACAAGCAGGCGCTGGAAGAAGGCGTCGCCGATGTACTCGCCGCCATCACGTTGCTGGTGGAGCGCCATGAACTAGGCCGCGACGCCATCAACCAGCGCGTGAGCGGGCAAGTTGAGCACCTGCGCGGCTGGTTGGCGGAGATAGAGCCGCCGGCGCCGCCCGAGCCCGTGAAGAAGCGGTCGTGGTGGCGCCGGCGGACCTGAAGCATGGCAAGCCTGACGCTTCCAAAACAGATTGACCCCAACGCCTTCCTGATGGCGCTGGAGAAGGAGGCGTGTGAGCGCAGCCTTGCGGAGTTTGTGCGCCGGGCTTGGTCGATCCTTGAGCCCGGCGCGAAATACGTGCACGGCTGGCACATCGACTTCCTGTGCCAGCACCTCGAAGCGATCACCGCCGGCGAGCGCATCGGCGGCAAACTGTACAACCGCCTGCTGGCCAATGTGCCTCCGGGCATGATGAAGTCGATGCTGGTCAGCGTGTTCTGGCCGGCGTGGGAGTGGGGCCCGAAGAACATGCCGTGGCTGCGCATCATCGCGGCCAGCCACAATATCGACCTCGCCGAGCGCGACAACATCCGCATGCGGCGCCTGATCACCAGTGACTGGTATCGCGCGCTGTGGGGCGATCGCGTCATCCTGACTGGCGACCAAAACCAGCGCAAGAAGTTCGAAACCACTGCCGGCGGCTGGCGGCACGCCTGCGCCGCCGGTTCGATCACCGGCACGCGCGGCGATCGCGTCATCATCGACGACCCGCACAGCGTGGACGGCGCCAACAGCGACGCCACCCGCAACAGCGTAGGCGTGTGGTTCCGCGAGGCCGTCCCTACCCGACTGAACAACCCGCGCAAGAGTGCGATCGTCGTCATCATGCAGCGGCTGCACGAGGCCGACGTCAGTGGTATCATCCTCGACGGCGACTTCGGCTATGATCACGTCATGTTGCCGATGCGCTTCGACCCCGATCGGGCGCACCCCACCAAGCTGGGCCTGATGGACCCCCGGACGGAGCGCGGCGAGCTGCTATTCCCCGAGCGGTTCCCAGAGCACACCGTGGCGCGCGACGAGCGCGTCCTCGGCCCGTATGCGGTGGCCGGGCAGTTCCAGCAGACGCCGACGCCTCGCGGTGGTGGCATCATCCAAGACGCGTGGTGGGGCCTGTGGACGCCCGACGAGTACCCGCCCATGGACTTCATCGTGGCGTCAATCGACACGGCATACACGGAGAAGCAGGAGAACGACCCCAGCGCCCTGACCATCTGGGGCGTGTGGAGCGGCGGCCTCGAGGGGTCCGCGACGCGCATGGTCGACCGCTACGGACGGGCCAAGGACACGCCCGAATCAGCGCGCTCCGGCATGCTCGACGCCATCCCCAAGGTGATGCTGATGTACGCGTGGGCGGATCGGCTTGGGCTTCATGACCTCGTGAACCGGGTGGCCAAGGACTGCCGCACGTTCAAGGTTGACCGGCTGCTCGTCGAGAACAAGGCCACCGGCATCAGCGTGGCGCAGGAGATCCGGCGCCTGTACGGGCATGAGGATTGGGCGGTGCATTTGATTGATCCCAAGAGCCAAGACAAGCTGGCGCGCCTGTACTCGGTGCAGCCGATCTTTGCCGAGGGACAGGTGTTCGCGCCCGACAAGACGTGGTCCGAGGAAGTGATCCGCCAGTGCGCCAGCGTGCCAAAGTGCAAGCACGATGACCTGTGTGACGCGACATCACAAGCGCTCAAGCACTTGCGCGAGTGCGGCCTTCTGACCCGCTCGGCTGAGCGCCTCGCCGAGATTGACAGGGACACCGTATACAATAATGTGCGGCAGCCCACACCGCTGTATTCGGTGTGACACAGGAGGGCGGCATGGCAAAGAAACCAGTTAAGGATGCGACAATCGAAGAGGCGGCCAAGGTTGTCGTGGTTGACGGCGTGGGGGTGGCCGAGCTCGCCACGCCCCCCGATTGGGCGGTCGATACGCCAGACCCTCATGTCCCATGGCCAGATCCGAGGCCCGAGCCCAGCAGCGACGCACACGACATGGACTTCGGCGACGCCATCCGCTGCCTGAAGCGCGGCCAGCGCGTGGCGCGCGCCGGCTGGAACGGCAAGGGCATGTGGCTGGTGCTCGCTCTGGACGGCGTGTTCAAGGTGGCTGCGGACTGGCAGCAGGTTGCACCGCTGGAGCGCTTCATCGCTATGTTCACCGCGCAGAAGAACTGGGTCCCGTGGCTGGCGAGCCAATCTGACGTGCTCGCCGATGACTGGAGGGTGGTCGGATGAAGATTTACACTGGGCCTCCCGTTCTGTGCCAAGCGATCGTGGACTGGATCCCGTCGGAAGCGCCGCTCCCGAAGGAGCAGGCAGCCTACCGGGTGCGCGTGTGGGGGCGGCCCGGTGGCCCCCATGACTTTAAGCGGGAATATGATATTGTGGCCCGCACGGAGGGCCTTGCCGCACAGGAAGGCCTGAGGCGTTTTACTGTCGAAGCTGAGGGTCTTCACGATGTCGCTGGTGCCCAACCTGCCGCTGAACCTGCGCCAAATCGGCACTGAAGGTCCGGGGGCAGTAACCCCCGGCGTCACCATCCAGCACAACGACCACGACCCCGGCGATCAGCCGCAGTTCGATGACAGCGGCGCCATACTACGCATCGAGCACGGCGACGGCAGCGTCACGGTCAGCCTTGACGGCACGCCGCTCGTCGAAGCCGAGAGCAAAAAACCCACCGGCTGGTTCGCCAATCTGGTCGACGACATCGACCAGATGGAAGTGAACCGCATCGCGGACGACCTGATCCGGGGCGTCGCGGATGACCTGCAGTCGCGCAACGACTGGATCGAAGAGCGCGCGCAGGGCATCAAACTGCTGGGCCTGAAGATCGAGCTACCCGGGCTGGATGGGGCGACCGATGGCGCGCCGATTGAAGGTATGAGCAAGGTCCGGCACCCGCTCCTGCAGGAGGCCGTGCTCCGCTTTCAGGCCAATGCCCGTGCTGAGTTCCTGCCGACCGACGGCCCGTGCAAGATCCGCGACGACGGCAATGACGGCAGCTCCGAGCGCGACAAGCTGGCCAATGCGCTGGAGAAGGATTTCAACCACTACCTGACCGCGACCGCGACCGAGTACGTGCCTGATACCGATCGCATGCTGCTGATGCTCGGCTTTGGGGGCAGCGCCTTCAAGAAGGTCTATTTCTGCCCGCTGCGCAACCGGCCGGTCAGCGAATCAGTTGACGCCAATGATCTGATTGTCAACCAAGCCGCCACCGATCTCGCGAACGCCAAGCGCGTGACGCACCGCAGCATGATGCGCCCGTCGACCGTGAAGCGCATGCAGATCATTGGCGCCTACCGCGACATCGACCTGCACACGCCTGTCGACCCGTCGCTCGACGCGGCCAAGCAGGCCGAGCTGGCGCAGCAGGGTATCGCCGCAGCACCGGCCAACCCCGACGATCGTGATCGCGAGATTTATGAGTGCTACTGCGAGCTGGACATCAAGGGCTACGAGCACAAGCACAAGGGCAAGATCAGCGGGCTGGAGATCCCCTACCGCGTCACGATCGACGTCTCCTCGCGGCAAGTGCTTTCCATCGTCCGCAACTACAACGAGGACACCAAGGCGCTGCCCGAGGCGCGCATCACTTTCGCGCCGTACCTGTTTGTCCCGGGCTTTGGCTTCTACGGCATCGGGCTGCTGCATATCCTCGGCAATACGACCAATGCTATCACCGCAGTGTGGCGCGAGCTGCTCGACGCCGGCATGTTCAGCAACTTCCCCGGCTTCCTGATGTCGGACACTGGAGCGCGGCAAAATACGAACATTTTCCGGGTGCCCCCGGGCGGCGGCCAACTGGTCAAGACGGGAGGACTGCCGATCAAGGACGCGATTATGCCCATGCCGTACCAGCCGCCGTCGCCGGCGCTGATGCAGCTGGCCGATAACATTGCGCAGACCGGCGCCCGCGTCGGCGGCGCGGCGGAGACGCCCACCGGCGAGGGCCGGGCGAACGCGCCCGTCGGCACCACGCTGGCGCTGATCGAACAGGCCACGATTGTGCTCAACTCTGTTCACAAGCGGATGCACGCCGCGCAGGCGCTGGAGCTGCAGCTGCTGGCCGACTGCTTCCGCGAGCACCCCAGTTCGTTCTGGCAGAAGAAAAACAAGCGCGCGAATGCGTGGGATGAGCAGACATTTCTGCAGGCGCTCGACGAGAACGAGCTGGTGCCGCAGGCTGACCCGAACACGTCGAGCCACATCCAGCGCATCATGAAGATCACCGCGCTGAAGCAGCTGCAGGCGGGGAACCCGTCGCTGTACGATCCGATCGCGATTGACACCGCTGCGCTGCAGGCTCTCGGCTTCAACAATCCGCAGCAGTTCATGGCGCCGCCGGCGGCGCAGGCCGCGCCGCCGCCCGAGCTGGTGAAACAGCAGGCCGAGACGGCTGCCAAGACGATGCAGGCGCAGGCGCGCATGATCAAGGCGCAGGCCGACGCCGGCAAGGCGCAGGCCGAGGTGCAGCAGATCACGGCC